AGATTATTATGTTGCGTTAGATGCAATGAGACTAGAAAACATAGCAACAGAAAACCCATTGTATGGATTAACTGGGTATACAGTTATTCAAAACACTGATGCTGAATCAATTATTAAATCACCAAATACAAATAATTATGTTGAGTTTAGATTCTCGATTGGCGTTTCATAATGGCTGATGCTAATATTAAAAAGGTAACAATAAAAAAATCTTTACTACCACCAATTGATTACGATACTCAAAAATATAACATTCGTTACAGAATTATATCTGAAGATAAAAACAGAGCCTCTCATTGGTCTTCAATCTATAATTCTCTTGGAAGCAACATTGTCGTTACATCTGGAGCTGTTTCAATAACTTCAACAAACCCAAAAATAATTACAGCAGTCTGGGGAGACGAAAACTCTTCTTTAACTTATGATGTCTTTGTTAAGTTTGATAGCAATCAGTTTGTTTATAAAGGAATAGTAACAGGCCACTCCTACTCTTTTGCAAATCAAGGGACAACAAGTGTAAGAGTAAAAATACAAGCAGTATCATCAAAAAAAGAAATAAGGGATAGTTTCTTGGTTTATGACTCTGGCGTACAATCTCTGATATAATGTAATAGGAGGAATAAAATGGCTAAACTACCACTACCTGAGCGAGGGCAACCACTAGATGTTACATACATCTATCAGTTGGCTGACACAGTAAATAACCTTTCTACGCAGGTTTCTTCGGCAAGCTATAACTATACTACTATTGATACCACCAGTGCTGGAAAACAAAGCATTAAAACATCTGACGCTAGAGTTATTGGTGGAATTGTAGGGGTTGCAGACAACAGTACAGTTTCTGCTTCATCAGAAAAAACATTTGTTTACGACTTTCCTAGTGATTTTAAATATTCTCCAATTGTTTCAGCAACAGTAATTAATACAGGAAACACTTCAGCAGGATCAAACGTTTCAGTAGTTTTAAAAAAACCAACTACTTCTAGAGTTGAAGGTGTTGTTAAATTTAACGCTAGCGGAAACTTATCGGTAGACGTGCACCTACTTATTATCGGAATACCAAACTAGGTTATTATATTGTTAAATTGTAAAAAGTGTAATGGCAAAATGTTTATTGATAGACAATATACATCTATAGATCATCTAGAAACTTATTGCATATCTTGTGGGACAAGGGTATTCTTTCATCCACCAAGTGCAAGTCAGGAAGGCAAATGGCTACTGAGAAAAGAACAATTAAGGGCGAAGAGTACAATAGCCAGTCTGTAATTAAAGGTAATCAAAAAGTTTGGTTTCTTAATGGAGATTTGGTTAGGTTGTACCATAGCTCAAGATCAACTGGTTTAGTTTCTGTTTATAATATTACAAAAGATAGAATAGAAACATGTTTAAGAGTTGACTTTAGAAAAAATAGAGAAAGAGCATATACTATAGCAGAAACTGCTAAACTTGTCAATAGGCATAGAAAGTATATTCCAGATCTAATTAAGCGTGGAGTCATTCCTCCACCAATGGGTTCAACTTTAAATGGTGAAAGAGCTTGGCAAAGACGAGCTTATTATTCAGAATCGCAAGTAAAAGAGATTCGTGCTATACTTGCAAGTATACATATTGGACAACCAAGAAAAGACAAATTAATAACAAATAATATGACTCCTACAAGCCAAGAGTTGACACGGCGAATGGGAGACGGTATACTTACATATACGAAGACAGAAGATGGTAGGTTTATTCCTGTTTGGTCAGAGAATATTTAAAACTATGAAATGGGTGGGGTATGGAAAACGATTCAACAAAGGTATCAGTAACACTAGGATATACACTTAACCTTGGAAACTTTCAGTCACTAAGATTAGATCTTGGTATTGTAGATTCTAAGCGTGGAGAAGAAACAACTAACGAAGCATTTGAGCGTGTATATAAGTTTGTAGAAGACAAGCTTACTGAAAAGATTAACGAAGCTAAAGAGGAAATTAACGAATAATGGCTGATCGCAAAGACCGAATGGCTTTGCTCAGTAGATTTAACAAATTATATCTTCAACGATATGAGCAAAAGTCTAACATGAACCTTAATGTTGAACAGTGGGCTGCTGATGGCCTAGTAGAGTCATATGGAATATCGCAATGCTATGATCTATTAGACTATTATTTTTCAATTGCACAAGAGCCTAGTTGGAATTACTTTTCTTATAATGCTGAAAAGATTTTAAATGGCAGAGCAGAAGTTGAACAAGACAAAAAAGAAAGAGCAGAGCGCAGACGAATGGCTAAGGAGTGGTTAAGTGAATAACACAGAAGCAAAAGTAATATCTGCAGTACTTCAAGATAAACAAATTCACGTCCTACTTCAAGCAAATGTTGAAACTCTTTTAAGAACACATAATGATATCTGGAACTTCATTCGTTTATATTCTGAAAATAATCAATCACTTCCACCTGCAGAACTTGTAAGAGAAAAGTTTCGTGATTTTGAACCAGTAGTTGGCGTAGGTGCAACTAAGCATCATTTAGCAGAACTTCAAACAGAATATTTAAATGATAGCCTTAAAGACATTCTTCGTAACGCAGCAGGAGAAGTTCAGGTAGGCAATGGTACTGAAGCTTTAGAGCATCTCATTACAAAAACATCAGAGCTCAAAAAGAACACTGCTGCTATTCGTGATATTGATGCTACTGATCTTGAAGATGCTGTTGCATACTATGAAAGAGTTGCAAAGCAAAACGAACTTGGCGCAGTTGGAATTAAAACAGGTTTGCCAGGATTTGATAACTACCTACCTGCTGGAATTATGCCAGGACAACTTGGCGTGTTTCTTGCTTACCCAGGAATTGGAAAGTCTTGGATGGCTTTATACTTTGCTGTACAGGCTTGGAAGCAAGGTAAATCACCAATGATTATCTCACTTGAAATGAGCGAGACAGAAGTTCGTAATCGTGTATTTGCTATTATGGGTGAAGGCCTATGGTCTCATCGCAAACTAAGCAATGGTGAAATTGAAATTGACATGCTTCGCAAGTGGCATGCTAATAAAGTAGAGGGTCGTCCAGAGTTTCATATTATCTCAAACGACTCTGGCGGAGAAGTTACTCCATCAGTTATTCGTGGAAAGATTGATCAGTATAAGCCAGACTTTGTAGTTGTTGATTATCTTCAGCTGATGAGTCCAAACCAACGTGCTGATAATGAAACGGTAAAGATGAAAAACCTTTCACGAGAACTTAAGCTAATGTCTATTAGTGAAGAAGTACCAATCATTGCTATCTCATCTGCTACACCTGACGATGTAAAAGATCTTAGCACTCCCCCAACACTAGGACAAACAGCATGGTCTAGACAGATTTCATATGATGCTGACTGGCTATTGGCACTAGGTCGTCCTGTAAATAGTGATATCATTGAATGCGTATTTAGAAAAAATAGAAATGGTTTTATGGGAGACTTTTTAGTACAGGTAGATTTTGATAAAGGATATTACAGATATAAAGACTATGAAGACAAATAATATTTATACGGAAGATCAAATTAGACGAGTTCTTATTGGTTCAGGAGTAAATATTGAAACTGAATTCGGTAATGACTTTATAATCTTCTGTCCATATCACAACAACAGCAGAACTCCTGCTGGAGAAGTAGCCAAAGACAGTGGGCTGTTCTTTTGTTTTGGTTGTCAAACAACTAAAAACTTAGAAGAGTTTGTTATGCATATGTCAAATAGAACATACTTTGAGACCGTTCGATACATAAAAAGTAAAGAGCAAGAGCATAATATTGAGATGTTAGTTAATAAAAAGCTAATCGCCTTACCAGAGTTTGTTCAGTATGACGAATCCATTCTTGATAGATTACATGATCAGTTATTATTATCAGATATAGCAAAGTCTTATCTAGATGGTAGAAAGATTACTATGGATTCAATAAAAAAGTTTTCTTTAGGCTACTCAGAAAAACAAGGAATGGTTACTATTCCAGTAGAGTCACCTGACGGAATGAAGATTGGCTTTGTAGGAAGATCTATAGAAGGCAAGGAGTTTAAAAATACTCCAGGATTGCCTAAAGGAAAAGTTTTGTTTAACTTGCACAGAGTTAAAAGTTCTAGTATAGTGTATGTAGTCGAATCATCTTTTGATGCAATTCGATTAGACCAAGTAGGTTTCCCAGCAGTCGCAACGTTGGGTGCTAATGTATCTATTTCACAAATTAGATTATTAGAAAAGTACTTCAATAATGTCGTACTAATAGCGGATAATGATGAGGCTGGTGGCATAATGAAAGATAAGCTAATTGAAAAGCTTGGGTCTTTGGTTAGCGTTATCACCTTAGAAAAACAATATAAAGACATAGGCGATATGGATGATCAGTCAATCAGGAACTTAGAGTTTCAATTTGACAAGTCTATATTGTCTATGCTAAACTAATATAAACAACACGAAGGAGAAAAAGATGAGCGTAGTAAAGGGACTCAAAAACATCAATGCCCTGCTCGACAAGCCAAAGTATGACGAAAACTCACCAAAGGTAAGATGGTTAAAGCTTTCGGATGGACAATCAGTAAAGATTCGATTCATTGAAGAATTGGATGAAGACTCTGCAAATTATAATGCAGAACGTGGCTTAGCACTAGTTGTTAAGGAACACACAAATCCAAAAGACTATAAGCGCAAAGCTGTAGACACTATGGACACAGAAGGCCGTGACTGGGCTGAAGAAATGCATCGCAAAGATGTAAAGGCTGGCTGGAGAGCCCGTCTTCGTTTTTATTGCAATGTACTTGTAGATGATGGAATCGAAGCTCCATATGTAGCAATTTGGAATATGGGAATTAGCAAGCAGTCATCGTTTAATACTATTCGTGAGTATGCTCTAGAAACTGGAAGCATCTCAAATGTTGTATGGAGACTAAAGCGTAATGGTCAGGGAACTGAAACTAATTACACTCTTATTCCATCAGCACCAGATAAGGAGCCGTTTGCATGGGGAGAAGTTAAACCTTATCCTCTTGAAGCAGCACTAAAGAAAATTCCTTATGCTGAGCAAGAAGCATTCTATTTGGGCTTTGATAGTCCATCTACAACTTCTTCTACCAATACAGACTGGTAAGAATGAGTTACGTAGGCTTACATGTTCACACACATTACTCCCTGTTTGATGGCATCGCTACGCCAGAAGAGTATGTAAAACGTGCAGTAGATCTCGGTATGACATCAATTGCCATTACCGATCACGGAACTTTATCGGGGCACCGTGAACTATACCGTATTGCTAAAGCAAACGGGATCAAGCCTATACTTGGCGTAGAAGGATATATGTGTTCTGACAGATTTGATACTAGAGATAAATCTGAAAGAGAAGGTCAACAGGACTTAGTTTATAACCACATTATTCTTCTCGCCAAGAACCAAATTGGTTTAGAAAACCTAAACAAGATTAATGAAATTGCATGGACAGAAGGTTACTTTAAGAAGCCAAGGTTTGACTTTGAAATACTTGAAAAGTATAAAGAAGGAATCATTGTAACTTCTGCTTGCCCAAGTAGTGTAATAGTAAAAGCTCTTGAAGAGCAAGAGTTTGCGCTAGCCAAGAAACATATTAAATGGTTTAAAGATACCTTTGGTAGTGACTATTATATTGAAGTAATGCCACACAATGAAGCAGAGATTAACAAACAGTTAATTGAACTTGCTGATGAATTTAAAATTAAAGTAGTTGTAACTCCAGACTGCCACCATGTAGATGAATCTCAAAAAGAAGTTCAAGAGTTTAAGCTTCTAATGAATACTCATGCTAAGGTTCAAAAAGATACAACATATGATAAGTCTAAGAAGCAACCAGACATGATGAAAAGACTTGACTATCTGTATGGAGAAGATCGTCAAATTACTTTTAATAAGTTTGATATTCACCTTCTTTCATATGAAGAGATGAAGTCTGCTATGGAATTGCAGGGTATAGATAGACCAGACATCTATTCCAACACACTGTTACTTGCAGACACAGTAGAAGATTATGACATTAAAGATGGAATGAATCTGCTACCAGTTCAATACAAGAGTCCAGACAAAGAGTTAAAGAACATTTCTCTTGAGGGATTAGCCACTCGTGGGCTGTCCGATAATAAAGAATACCTTGACAGACTTGACGAAGAACTTGAGATCATTAAAAATAAAAAGTTTGCACCATACTTCCTTGTAGTTCAAAGCATGATTGCTTGGGCTAAGAAAGAAGGCATCATGGTTGGTCCAGGTCGTGGATCTGCTGCTGGCTCTTTAGTTTGTTATGCTCTTGGTATTACAGATGTAGATCCAATTAAGCATGGACTATTGTTTTTCCGTTTTATTAATCCAGATCGTAATGACTTTCCAGATATCGATACAGACATTCAGGACACTCGTCGTGATGAAGTTAAAGATTATCTAGTTAGACAATATAGACACGTTGCATCTATTGCTACATTCTTACAGTTTAGAGGTAAGGGAGTAGTTAGAGATGTGGCAAGAGTTTTAAACATTCCACTATCAGATGTTAATAAGGTTTTAAAGTATGTTGATACTTGGGATGAGTTCTGTACATCAAAGACAACAAGAGAATTTAGAGACAAGTATCCAGAGGTGGAGATATATGGTGAACAACTTCGTGGTCGTATTCGTGGTACTGGTATACACGCTGCTGGTGTGGTCACTAGCAAAGATCCAATTTTTAGGTATGCTCCGATGGAAACGAGATCTTCTCCTGGCAGTGATGAACGCATACCTGTGGTTGGTGTTGATATGGAGGAGGCTGAACGGATTGGTCTCATCAAAATCGATGCACTTGGATTAAAAACCTTAAGTGTAATTCAAGATGCAGTTGCAATGATTAAAGAAAACCATTATGTAGATGTTAATCTCTTATCATTAAATATGGAAGATGCTAATATTTATCAAATGCTTTCTGATGGGTACACTAAAGGTGTATTCCAGTGTGAAGCAAGTCCATACACAAACCTTCTCATAAAGATGGGTGTTAAAAACTTTAACGAACTTGCTGCTTCAAATGCCTTGGTTCGCCCAGGAGCTATGAACACAATTGGTAAAGATTATATTGATCGCAAACATGGAAAACAAGCGGTATCATATACTCATCAGATCATGAAAGAGTTTACGGAGGATACTTATGGTTGCGTTTTATACCAAGAACAAGTTATGCAGGCATGCGTACACCTTGGAGGCATGTCCATGTCGGAAGCAGATAAAGTTAGAAAGATCATTGGAAAGAAAAAGGATGCTAAAGAGTTTGATGTATTCCAAGACAAATTCATTAAAGGTGCTTCTGCCTATATTAGTCCCAATCAGGCTCTTGATCTATGGCATGACTTTGAAGCGCATGCGGGGTATTCGTTCAACAAGTCCCATGCGGTTGCTTATTCTACGCTCTCGTATTGGACGGCGTGGTTAAAGTTCTACTATCCTCTTGAGTTTATGTTTGCCCTTCTTAAAAATGAGAAGGATAAGGATGGTCGCACAGAGTACCTAATTGAAGCAAAGCGTATGGGTATTTCTATTAAGCTTCCACATATTAATGACTCTGACTTTGATTTTAAAATTGAGGGTAAGGGAATTAGATTTGGTTTAACTGGTATTAAATATATTTCAACCAACATAGCGGAAAAGTATGTTGCTGCTAGACCATTTAGATCTTATAAAGAACTTGAAGAGTTTACCTTTACAAAAGGCAACGGAGTAAACAGTCGTGCACTTCAAGCACTAAGAGTTATTGGTGCTGCGACCTTTGAGGATAATCCTAGAAATGATGAAGAGATTAAAGACAATCTATATGAATACTTAAACCTTCCCGAGTTTAATATTACGATTCCTTCTCATTACTATGCTTTTATTCAAGACACAACTGACTTTGAAGAAAAAGGTTCTTATATTTTATTAGGCATGGTTAAATCTATTAAACGAGGCAAAGGATGGTCAAGAGTTGAAATTCTGGACAAAACTGGCAGTGTTGGGATATTTGATGAAGAGGGAACGACGATTGAGACTGGTCGTACTTACTTGGTTCTTTGTAATGACAACAGGATTGTTTCTGCAGTTCCTGCTGACGAAATAAAAGGATCTTCAAGTGCTCTTGTAAAATTCTTAGGGTATAAACAACTTCCATATACAGACGAAGAGATGTTTGTGGTATCCTTTAAACCTAGAGTAACTAAAACAGGAAAAAAGATGGCTTCATTAACATTAGCAGATACTAGTAGAGATCTACATTCTATTACAGTATTCCCTACTTCATTTGCAAAAGCTTACATGAACATTGAAGAAGGCAAGTCTTATAAATTTAGTTTTGGTAAAACAAAAGACGGCACAGTAATATTAGATGATATAGCTTTATGACAATAGAGAAGAGAATATAGTGGTAACGATAGAGGAAGTCCTAGCGCAGCTTAGCCCAAAACTAAGAAAGACAATCATGGCAGGAGATTCCTTGCCAGCAACAGAATACGCAGCAACACCTAGCTTCGGCTTAAACCGTGCTCTCAACGGTGGTCTTCCCTATGGTAGGCAAGTGTTGGTGTGGGGCTCGAAATCCTCTGCAAAGTCCTCTCTATGCCTTCAGATGATAGGTCTGGCACAGAAGGAAGGAAAGATCTGTGCATGGATTGATGCAGAAATGTCATACGATAAGAATTGGGCAGAAAGCCTTGGGGTAGATACATCAAAACTAATCGTCTCACAATGTAGGACAATTAATGAAATGGTAGACATTGGAACAAACCTAATGAATGCTGGAGTTGATATGATTGTTGTTGATAGTATTACTTCTCTTCTTCCAGCAATATACTTTGAAAAAGATTCAGAAGAACTAAAGCAACTTGAGAATACTAAACAAATTGGTGCAGAGTCTCGTGACTTTAGTAACGCATGGAAGATGTTAAACTATGCTAACAATAAAGTCAAGCCTACTTTGCTTGTTCTAATTTCTCAATCAAGAAATAATATTAGTGCTATGTATACAAGCCAACAGCCAACAGGTGGTCAAGCAACTAAATTTTATTCATCATCTATTATTAAACTGTTCTCATCAGAGTCAGACAATCAGGCTATTAAGGGAAAGATTAAAGTAGGAGATAAATTAATTGAAGAAAAAGTTGGTAGAAAAATTCTTTGGCAACTTCAGTTTTCTAAAACATCTCCAGGGTTTCAGTCTGGTGAGTATGATTTTTACTTTAGAGGTAATGATATTGGTATTGATTCCATTGGCGACCTTGTTGATACCGCAGAATTTGTAGGGTTAGTTAATCGTACAGGCGCATGGTATCAGCTTGAGGATGGCTCTAAGGTGCAAGGTAGAGAAGGATTTGTTAACAGAGTTAAAGAAGATCTTGATCTACAAGAGTCATTAAAAAAGAAGTTGATGAATGGCTGAAAAAGAGTTTACAGTTTTTGCAGGACAGGCAATTTGTCAGAAATGTAAAGAAGATGTTTTGTCTTTAAGACTCTGGGCTGGCACAGGAGATGTCACTTGGATGTGTAGTAAAAAGCACATATCTAAGGTGGCTCTTGTACCAGTTAAAAAGAAAAAGAAAGATTTTGTAGATGAGTGAGCGTTCTGAATCTAAAAGAATTGGTGCTAAACAGCATAAGAATTCAGGACGTAATACCCACAAAGGAGATGCTACATGGAGAAACTTTACTGTAGACTTTAAGGAATATCCAAAGGGTATCACAATCAATAAAGATAACTGGGCAAAAGCAGTAACTGATGCAATTAGAAACGGTAATGACCCAGCAATATTTATTGTCCTTGGTGATGGTAATTCAAAGGTAAGATTAGCAGTAATAGAAGTAGAAATGCTTGAGCAATTAACAGAAGGGTATGATGATGGAACCAAAAAACACAACGATTGAAATGGTTAATGGTTTGTCTGAGATAGCAGACTATATGAATGATGATGAACTAACAACGGCTTTAACAATGATTGCTAAAATTATTATTAAACCAGATATCCCTATTCAAGTTGCGAGCCTTGAGATTGTTAGACTTCAAGCAATTGCAGCAAAGATGTCCTTAAAAGCTACGTGGATGGCTAATGTTGATAAAAGCGACAGGGCAAAAAAGAACATATATTACACAGCAGCAGAAGCAATAAATGATCTAGTTTCAGCACTTAAATACATAATGCGCTAAACCATTTACTGGTATACTTATATAAACAAGGGAATAAAATGACAAAAAATTTATTACAGCAAATTATGATTAAAGAAGTAGAAACTCCAGAACAAGTAGATGCTAAGGAATTAATCAAGGTAATCGAACAAGGATATCTTGTTGGACGTGAACCTAAGCATACTCAAAAGAAAACCTTTGGACCATCTACTATTGCTTATGGGCATGGAGAATGTCCAAGATATTGGTATTTAGCTTTTGAAGGTGCGATCTTTGAAGACAATGCAGATCCATATGGCGTAGCAAATATGACCAATGGAACTTTATCTCATGGACGTATTGAGGAAGCATTTAAAAACTCTGGTATATCTATTGATTCAGAATTTAAAATATTCAATGATGATCCACCAATTTTTGGTTATGTAGATAACCTAATCAATTGGAAAGGTGAAGACATTGTTGTTGAAGTTAAGACAACTAACAACGAAGTCTTTGAGTATCGAAAGAGAACTAATAAGCCTAAGATGGGGCATGTTGTTCAGATCCTTATTTATATGAAGATTCTTAAAAAGTCTAAGGGTATTCTAGTTTATGAAAACAAGAACAACCATGAGCTATTAATTATTCCAGTAGAAGTTAATGACCATTATAGACAATGGATTGATAAAGCTTTTGAGTGGATGAGAGTGGTCCGTAAAAATTGGGAAGATAAAACTTTACCAACCAAGAACTATAGATCAAACTCAAAGATATGTAAAAACTGTCCAATCAAAAAAGCATGTACAGAGGCAGGGGTGGGTGTAGTTAAGATAGCATCCCTGGAGGAACTGAGTGAAACTATGTAATCGTTGTGATACATACTTTAAACCTAGAGTAACTTATCAGATATATTGTAGCGACATTTGTAGAGAACAATCTACAAAAGAAAAGATTGCCGAAAGGTATCTTGCTACTAGACGACAAAAAAGATATGGTAAAAAAAGAAATTGTCTTGGGGGATGTGGAATATCATTATCAATATATAATGATTCTGGATTCTGTGCTAATTGTAATGTAAGTGAAAAAGCAGTTAATAAAATGATCAAAGAGTTAAAGGGGTTCATTGATTATGAGCAAGAATAAATGGGGGTACGCTGTACAACCAAATACTTTTTGTGCCATTGATGCTAGTACTAACAGCCTTGCTTTTGCTTTATTTAGTACCAAAGAAGGTACTCTTGGATCAGTAGGAAAAATTAATTTTGAAGGCAATGATATCTATGAAAAGGTTATGGATGCAGGGCAAAAGGTAAAAGCATTCCTTGATTTTTATAATGGATTTGAAGCAATTATTATTGAGCATACCGTTTTTATGAATAGCCCTAAGACTGCTGCTGATCTTGCTTTAGTTCAAGGAGCTATCCTAGGTGCTGCTGGTCAATCTGGAACAAAGGTTATTGGAAGAGTTTCTCCGATTACTTGGCAAAACTATTTAGGAAACAAGAAGCTGTCAAAAGAAGATCAAGCTTTAATTAGATCTGCTCATCCAGGCAAGTCTGTTTCTTGGTACAAAACATATGAAAGAAACCTTAGAAAAGAAAGAACTATCACAATGGTTAATACTATCTATGACAGATCTATTAATGATAATGATGTCGCTGATGCTTGCGGTATTGGGCATTGGGCATTAAAAAACTGGGATAAAGCGATAGGAGATAATAAATAATGCCAGAGTTAAATGCAAACATACCACCGATAAACTGTTATGTAAGAGGAAACTATTTAAGAAATCATCAAGATAGCCATGACAAATATTTTGAATGTGTTGTTTTTGGTGTTTCAAGTTTAAAGTCTAGAAGCCCACTGTTTCATATTATGATGCCAGATGGTGGATTGTGGTGGAGACTTCCAATCTCTGCCTTCTGTACTGAGCCAGGAGTTCCTGAAGTTGATCTACACAATCTAGTGTTGTGGAATTCTTTTAGCCACCACGTTGCCGTAACAAGATTTGAAAATCTAACAAACCTTAGAATGTCTTATATAGACAGAACAAAGACAATAAATAAAGGAACATACTTATTTACATTAGACTGGCATAACCCAGACACAAATGTTTTAGATGATGGATACTCTGAGAGTCCAGCAGACCATAAGTGTGGGCATGTTATTCAAAGAGACGATGGAAACTTTGCAATTCAGCCTAACAATAGAGTTCGTGTATATGAACCATCGTTTACCCTGGAAAAAGAATACTTAATTGACAGAATTATTAACGAAAGAAAATATGATGTAGAAAATCAAGATAAGTGGATCATGGAAAACTCTGACAGATTTAACTATGAGATTGATTTAAACGAGGTTGACAAATAATATTATGTCTGCTAAACTATATACAAGCAACTTATGGTTACGTAAACGCTACGTGATTGATAAGAAAACTCCAGAGGAGATTGCCAAGGAGTGCGGTACTAGTGTTGAAACAATTTATGTTTACCTTGCTAAATTTGGATTAAGGAAGTCACGGCGATGAATAAATTAGAAAAGGCAATGATAACAGCTACTGTTGTTGGCATGGTTGGATTTGCTTTTGCATTTTCTTTATTTAGTGGGCTTCCAGAAGAGTTTGATTGGGAAGCAGATGATGAGTAATAATCTAACCATTACGGTTGATCAAGTAAATAATCCACTTCATTACACTTCAGATCCTTCAGGTATTGAGTGCATTGAGATTACCAGACATCGCAACTTTAACATTGGCAATGCCTTTAAATACCTTTGGCGAGCAGGACTTAAAGATGAGAAAAAAACCATACAAGATCTAGAAAAAGCTATCTTCTATATCAAAGATGAAATAAATAGACTAGAAGGTAAGTATGTCAACTGAAGAAGATTTAGTCAAGCACTTAGATCAAGTTAATGATGTTGTTTCAGAATATCTAAAAGGTAACGATCCAACGGTTATTTCTAAAGAGCTTGACATTCCAAGAACTAGAGTTGTAAGTCTTATCAATGAGTGGAAGACTATGGCTTCTGATAATGCTGCAATTCGTGCCCGTGCAAAAGAAGCTTTGGTTGGAGCAGATACACATTATAGTAAGTTGATTACAAAAACCTATGAAGTTATTGATGAGGCATCGCTACTAAATAACCTAAGTGCTAAAACTCAAGGTATCAAACTTGTAATGGATATTGAGTCTAAGCGTATTGATATGCTACAGAAGGCTGGTCTTCTTGAAAACAAAGAACTTGCCGAAGAGATGATTGAGATTGAACGAAAGCAAGAAGTTCTTGTTGGAATACTTAGAGATATCGCATCTGAACATCCTGAAGTTAGAGATATCATTATGCAAAGGTTATCCTCAATTGCAAAAGATGGAGAGGTAATTACAGTTGTCCATGATGTTCAATGATTTCCTTGAAGTTTTAAAGGAGAATCACTTTGTTGAAAAACCTGTTGACGCAAAGACATTTGTTGAGTCTCCAGAGTATCTTGGTCAACCCCCTTTATCTGATATACAGTACACGATTGTAGAAGCAATGAGTCAAATTTATCGTAAAGATGATGTTGTTGATATCATGGGTGATGCTGGAGAAGAATACTTTAAAAAGTATACAAAGAATGAATTGATCTTGCAACTTGGCAAGGGATCTGGAAAAGACTTTGTATCTACAGTAGCATGTGCCTATGTAGTATATAAGATGTTATGTTTAAAAGATCCCGCAATTTATTATGGTAAGCCTGCTGGAGATGCTATTGATATTATTAACGTTGCTGTAAATGCTCAACAGGCTAAGAACGTTTTCTTTAAAGGATTTAAGTCTAAGATTGAAAGATCTCCTTGGTTTGCAGGAAAGTATAACCCAAAGGCAGACTCAATTGAGTTTGATAAATCTATTACAGTATATTCTGGACACTCAGAACGTGAATCACACGAAGGTTTAAACTTATTTATGGCAGTCCTTGATGAAATTTCTGGTTTTGCTTCTGAGGTTGCAACAGGAAATGAACAAGGTAAGACTGCTGATAATATTTATAAAGCTTTTCGTGGTACTGTAGACTCTCGTTTCCCTGACCTTGGTAAGGTAGTTCTTCTATCGTTTCCCCGTTATCCAGGGGACTTTATATCTCAACGGTATGATTCAGTAATTGCTGACAAAGAAGTAATAGAAAAAACACATAAGTTTATTATTAACGAAGACTTGCCACACGACAATCCAGATAATACATTTGAAATTTCGTGGGAAGAAGATCACATCTTGTCATACAAAATACCAAAGATATTCGCATTAAAAAGACCTACATGGGATGTAAACCCTACTCGTAAGATTGATGATTTTAAGATTGCTTTCCTTACAGATTTAGGAGATGCAATGATGCGTTTCCTTTGTACTCCAACATATTCATCTGATGCTTTCTTTAAACAAAAAGATAAGCTACAGAAATGTATGAATGTTAGAAACCCTATTGATAATTTTAAAAGGTTTGATGAATCTTTTACTCCAGATCCAGATACTATTTATTATATCCATGCTGACCTTGCACAAAAGCATGACAAGTGTGCTGTTGCTATTGCTCACGTTGATCGCTGGGTTAATATTAAAGTAATTAAAGATTATGAACAGGTAGTTCCAGTTGTAGTTGTTGATGCCGTTGCTTGGTGGGAACCAAGAACTGAAGGCCCAGTAAACTTATCTGAGGTTAAACAGTGGATTATTAATCTTCGTAGAGAAGGTTTTAATCTAGGAATGGTTTCATTTGACCGCTGGCAATCATTTGATATCCAAAATGAACTACAATCTGTAGGGGTAAGAACAGAAACAGTGTCTGTTGCCAAAAAACACTATGAAGATTTAGCTATGATGGTTTATGAGGAAAGAGTAGCCATGCCTATGATTCCTTTATTATTAGAAGAACTATCAGAGTTAAAGATTATGAAGGGTAATCGTGTAGATCACCCCCGTAAAAAATCTAAGGACTTAGCGGATGCTGTTTGTGGGGCAGTATTCGGAGCTATCTCTCATACACCTAAAAACCTTAATGTTGAGGTTGAGGTCCATACGTGGGCAAACTCAGCCAAATTTGCAAAGAAGGACAAGGGTATGATAGAATTAGATTCAAAGGAAATGACTGACGAAATCAGTAATTTCTTAGGTAAATTTAATTTACTATAAGCTTCTGATTAAATGATCAGATAAAAACTAACAAGGAGAAAGATGAATTCATTCAAGAAAATCGCTATTGTCATTGCTGCAGCTCTGACTAGCACATTACTACCAACCGCTGCTATTGCAGCAGCTCCAGCAGGTGTTACATCAACACTTACTGCTACTGCTTCTGCAGTACAAATTGGTGAAACAGTCTCAACGACAATTACAACATCGGGAATCTATGCGGTAGGAGATACAACAACTACAACTGTTGCTATTACTTCATGGCCTGTAGGTGCAACAAATGCATCTTTAGCAGGTATGACTAGTCCAACTCTTACAGCAATTGATACCGCAACTGCAGACGTAATCACAACTTCAAATGGTCAGGTTGTTCAGACAACTCCTGGCGTAATTGGTCTAGTTGGATCTTCATCAGCACTAGTATCAGGTCGTACAAAGATTTCAGTTACACCTTCATCAGCTAATTCAGCTGGTACATATGTTTATACAGTTACAACAGTTTCAAATGCTAGCCCTGTTACAACTCTAAGTACTCTTACTTGGACAGTTACAGTTGCAGCATCTGTACTAAAGGCTTCAACAGTATTTATTGGTACAACAATTGGTACAGTACCCACATCAGATTCAACTACTCTTTCAAAAGTATTGACAACTGATGGTGTGGCAGAAGCAACTGCTGTTGCTCAAATTTCAGTAAAGCAATGGCAAGATGTTGCAGGAACAATTGCAATGAACTCAAGTTATACAAAGTCAGTAGAAGTTTCTATTACTGGTGCAGGAGCCGTTGGTTCAACTAACTCAACCTCACCATTGCGTGGTGCTTTTGTATCAACTCCTGCTGCTATTGCGGGTGTAACAACTTCACCTGCATCTCAGGATTACTGGGTATATGCTGATGGTCGTACAGGCAAGGCAACAATCAATATTAAAATTGATGGGGTTGTAGTTGCTACCAAGTACTTTACATTTACAGGAAAGATTGCAACAATGTCATCAACAGCCTCAAAGAAGAATCTTGGTGTTGGCGAGACAATGACACTTACAACAACTGGTGCGGATGTAAATGCAAATGCAACAGCAACTCCAGTAGTTACAGCAGTTTCATCTGATGCGACAATCGCAACAGTTACATCTAACGGAGCAACAGTTACAGGTGTTAAGGCTGGAACTACAACAGTTACATTAACAAGTGGAACAGTTACATTGGCAGTGCCAGTAACAGTTCTTCCTGTAACAGCTCCTACATTGTCATGGAAGTTTGACAAAAATTCTTATGAATCAGGCGAAAAGATGACACTAACAATCACAGCTGCAGGTATTGCTGATGGTGCTCGTGCCGTATTTGTTGCTGCCCCAGTTGGTAACTTTAACGTTGCTACAGGTTCAGACTCTTTAGTTGCATCACCAGTGTTTGCTGCTGGCGTTGCTACTTACACACTTTATGCTCCAGCTAGCCCAGGTAAGTTCACACTTACCGCAACAGTTGGTTCAGCAATTGATACCGAAGCAGTAATCATTGCTGCTGCAGGTACACGTACAGTTGCGACACTTTCAGCAACTGTTACAAACCCAGCTTTAGATGCTGCTAATGAAGCAACTGATGCAGCCAAAGAAGCAATTGCAGCAAGCAACAATGCAAAGGATGCTGCTGATCAAGCAATTGAGGCAGCAGATGCTGCAACAATCGCTGCTAAAGATGCTGCTGCTGCTGCTGAAAAAGCAGGAGAAATGGCTGTAGAAGCTGCTGAAGCTGCTGGTGCCATTGCACAAGACGCTCTAGATGCAGCTAATGCTGCAACTGATGCTGCTCTATCAGCTGCTGAGTCTGCAGATGCTGCTACAGCTGCTGCAACAGAAGCTAAAGAATCT